TATAACATCTATAATAATAAATTATGCTTATGCAGGTGAGAAAATATTACATAGTAAGATTGTATCAATACAACCAGAAAAAACAGATGGTCAGTATTGTTTTATTAAAGTAGTCATTAAACAAAAAGGTGACGAAATAATCAAAGAAGAAATTTTGGAGTGTGCTGATGGTAAAAAGGGTATAGAAACACCAGGTTATTGGGAACTATATGCTCAGTTTTATTATAGAGAAACCACTACTCCAGAATATTGCCGATATTATACTCGGCCAGAGCACGCCTTGAGGTCGTTTGGCAAGATGTGTTTAAAAATAAACGGTGAATGGGAGGTAGAATGATTAAAAATTTAATCATAATCGGACTCTTTACAATTGTTGTAACTCAAACCGACATTGGTATTAGTGATGTTTTTAACTATGTTCAAATGGGGCTTGACAAAATGCAAGAATTGTTATATACTATGAAAAGGAGTGTGTAAAATAGATGATGAAAAGTAAAATGAAGATATTAGGAGTATTAGTTATGTCAGTATTGCTGACTAATTGTGCTGCTAATTATAAGATAAAGAAAGAGTCAGGCAACAAAGTTGTTGATAGTGTACCGAAGTGGTATATGGCTGACATAAATGAGTCGAAGGCGTGTGAAATCAAAATGTTTGGTAAAGACAAAGATAGAGTTTGTATCTATGGTGTTGCCACGGCAGTATCGCCAGACTTAAACCTTGCGATTGAGAAGGCAAAAATGCTTGCTAAAAGTGAACTTGCTGATATAATCAAAGGGGAGATGAACAAAGAGTCAAAACAATTCATAACTGAACTTGGTAAAACAAATACTAAATCTGTTGTAACTGAAGTTGAGTCTGTATTAGTGAATGTTATTAAGAACACAAAAGTTAGAGGATATGAAATCTTTGAACAAGATGTGACCTTAACAAAACAAAACTATTACCGTGCTTGGATTGGTTTAAGACTTCCTCTAGGTGAATACAATAAAATGTATAACTTCACTATTGAAGAAGCTGTTGACGCTTATAATTTAAAAGAGAAGGCTAATATTGCCTATAACAAACTTTTAGAGAGTGAGAAATCAGATGACAAAAATAGTAATATACAGTAAAGATAACTGTACATATTGTACCAAGGCCAAGAGTCTTGTAAAAAGACTTGGCCTTGACTACGAAGAAAAGACAATGGAATCATTTGAGTCTGTTGATAAGATGTTAGAAGACATTGGTAAACAGGTAAGACAAATGCCACAGATTAAGATTGACGGAGAACTAATAGGTGGTTACAATCAACTTGTAGAATATTTTGAAAAACAAGGGAAAGTAAATTTCAAAGGTGAAACAAAGTAATATAATGGCAGACGATAAGATCATACAATTTCCTACTAATAGGATTATTAATGATAGAAGTAGAGAACTTGATACTCAAAGAAAAAAAATGGGTGAGAAAGTTGCCAAACAAATACAAGAACAACAAACTAAACAATTTGTAGAAACTGCTGTTGATGATATTAGTATGAAACTATTGAAAAGTTTTGTTGACTTAGCAATGAAAACTAATAATCCTAACTTTACAAAAGACTTAGCATTGTTAGTAGATGTAATGCGTGGTATGATTTATAGAGATTTTGAAATGCCACATCCTGCTCAGAAATTAGCAGATAAGATGGTTAAGTTAAAAACAAATCAGGCAGGTACAGTATCAGCAAAATTAGATTATGCTGATGTATTAGAGAAACCTGCTATGACAAAACCTATTTCAGGTGATGTTAAAAAAGAATTAAAGGATCTAAATGATACACTAGGGTTTTTTGAACCTGAAGGAGATTTAGATGACTAAACAAATTGCTCAAGCAATCGCCGTCCTGGTTGTAAAACGGTCAGAAAGAGAGGGTTTAAACAATGTTTAAATTTTTATTTAATAATAACAAAGAAGAAGGAGATATAGTTATGTCAAATACAAAACTATCTAAAACGCAAAAGATTAAAAATCTTTTCAATAAAGGTGCGACAGTTACTTGGAAACAATTAAGAACTGTTTACGACCTAAGATCACCAGCTGCAATGGTTGGTAAATTAAGAAACGAAGGTTTAATGATTTATGAAAATAGATCAACTAAAACTGGAGTATCTTATAGAGTTGGTACACCATCAAAAGCGATTATCGCTGCTGGTATTACTAAAGTGTTCGGTAAACAAGTCGCTTACTCAGCATAATACTTAAATATAGGGCGCTTCGGCGCCCTAAATTACTGCTTGACAAACCCTAAAAAAACTGATATAATAATTATATAAAAGAGAGGAGAACAACAATGCCAAGAGTCTACAAGTCAAAAGTAAGACAAGAGTTAGAACACCAGAATACATCAATTGCTGTTCTAAAAGAAACCATTAAATGGTTTAAAACACAAATTGAACCACACGATTGTGGTTGGATGTACACAACCATTGAAGGTTGTAAGGCAAGAATTAGAGTCATACAAGACGAGAAAAAAGGTAAAAAAGTAAAACACTATTCGGAGTATCTATAATGGATATGCAACACGGATTTGGATTGTTTGCTTTAGGTATGCTATTAACTGTAATAGGTTTTGGTATTGCTTTTTATTTTGCTAGTAGAGTAAACAAACCTGAACCTGAATTAACTGAAATAGAAAAATCATTAAGAGATTTAAAAAATGTCAAATAAAATAAAGAAATCAGAATACCAAGACTATGCTGATTGTATTAGAAGCGATCAAGTATCAGCTGCAGGTGTTATGGATTTATTTAAAGATAAAGCATTTTATAAATGGTATAAGAAAAAATATTTATGATATTAGTTGACCTTAATCAAGTTTTAATCTCAAACCTAATGGCACAGGTAAGAGGTAAAGGTGATGTTAAACCTAATAAAGATATGATTCGTCTTATGGTATTAAACTCATTAAGAGGTTACAATATAAAATTCAAAGATGAATATGGTGATATGGTACTATGTTCAGACGCCAGCGATCCTTGGCGTAAAGAGTTTTTTCCACTATACAAACATAGTAGAAAAGCTGCTAGACAAGATGGTCCTTTTGATTGGGCTAACATATTCAAAATAATTACAGAAATTAAGAACGAAGTAAAAGAAAATTTTCCATACAAAATGATGTATGTAGAAAATTCTGAAGCAGATGACTTGATTGCTACTATTATTAAAATGCAAGAAGAAGACAAGTACCTAGTTGTATCAGGTGACAAAGACTTTATTCAACTACATCATTATGGTAATGTGTATCAATGGTCGCCTTTACTAAAAGGTTACATAGGTGAACAAGAGGATCCTGTAAAATTTTTAAGAGAACAAATTATTAAAGGTGATAGATCAGATGGTGTACCTAATATATTAAGTGATGATGATGTCTTTGTAAAAGGTGAAAGACAAAAACCTATTAAGAAGGCAATGCTAGAAGAATGGTCTAATATAGATAACATACCTCTAGGATCAGAAACAAAAAAGAACTACAACAGGAACAAGAAACTTATTGACTTGTCCCAAATACCAAAAACAATAGAAACTAACATTATAAATACATATAAGAACTATAAAGTAAAAGACAGGTCGCTCCTGTTACCTTACTTCGTAGGTAAAAAATTGAAGACATTGATAGATAAGATTAATGACTTTTAAACAAATGAGGATATTATGGCTATAACAAACAATCAATTAAGATCAGGTATGGGTAACGAAGGTTCAGGTGCTCCTACTGTACACGAGATTTTTACAAAAATCAATAACGCAAAAGACAAGACAGGTAAGATTGCTATTTTAAAGCAATTTGACAATCAGGCAATGAGGCAATTATTAAAAGCTGCTTTTGATCCTAAAATCAAATTTGATCTACCTGACGGCAATCCACCTTATATTAAGAATGAGGCACCTGCTGGTACTGAACATACAAGTTTAGCGGCAGAGGCAAAGAAACTATATCATTTTGTAGTTGGTGGAAACAATAGTATAAACAAATTAAAAAAAGAAACTATGTTTATACAGATGTTAGAAGGTCTACAAGAAGATGACGCTGAGGTTCTAATGTCAATCAAAAACAAAAACCTTAATAATACATACAAAGGTTTAACAGCAAATCTAGTTAAAGAAACATTTAACTGGACAGACGATTATACTAGAATCGACTAGTAAAACCACACATTTATAGGGGTGTTCACGCTTTGTTCTCATAGCACACCCCTAAAA